AACGTAGAGGTATTGCAGGAGATTCTCGAAGACTTGGACGACAGCAAGCAAGTGAGGCTCTGAGGTATCATCCGCGCTCAACTGGAGAACCGCTGAAACGTCTAGCTCGCAAGTGCGGTCCAACGGATGCACCGGAACCGCAGTCGATGCGCGGACTACGATTCGCGGGAAGTCCGGCATCCGGTCTTCAAGATCGGAATCTGCGAACGCACCGTGTCCATAGCTGGTCAGACAAGCTGGAGCCCCAAGCGGAGACGCTGACCAGTCTTGAGCAGCCAGCCAGTCAACCAAAGCGCGTTCAGTGCGTAGAGCTACAGCGTTCATGATACGGTTACCCCATGTTTCTCCAGCACTTCTGCGGCTTCTTCCATCTTGGCGCGAATGTGGATCTCAAGCTCCTTCGCTTCGTCGTCGTAGGCTTGCTGCATGGCTTTCGCGTAGATCGAATTGACCTTTCCAATCTGGTTGTCAGCCAGACCGATGTTCATACGAACGTGCGAGTGCGGAGAGATGCCAGCCTTCGCGTTGTATGCGTAAGCAGACGATCCACGATGAACCGAGACGTTTTCGGTTGGAAGACCGTATTGGTTTGCCAGATTCAACAACGCTTGGTTGGCGGCAATTGATCGAACACCAGCGGAACCTTTGCGAGCGCGTCGAGTGCCACCAAACTGAGTGAACGACGGAGAGAGCTTCTTGATACCTTTGACGACGCAAGACTTGAGATAGCCGACACTGCCAGCAGCGCGACGGCGCAAGCTTGCTGCGGCCTCCCGCATCTTCTCACCGTAGAGACCTTCCTTACCGGCTTTCTTGTTTTTTGCTTGAGCGATCAAGTGAACCACTCGCAATTCACGAGAGCGACCAACCAGCTTGCCGGTCTTCTTGTCACGACGACGTTCGCCAACTGGACGGTTGAAGTAATCGAGAATCTTGTTTCTCGCAGCTTGCGGTGACTTCGGTGGGAGTAAGCAATACAGCCGCAGGAGCAAGAAGAACGTGCGAGCGTTGATCGCTTCAGCCAACGACCGTTTGGTTCTCGGGAGGTACTCTCTCCAAGCAGCGGAGAAGCGAGTTGTATCAACTACGACGGTTGGAGTCATTTGGTTTTGGCTCCCAAGTCCAGAACGTAATACGCACCGGACCCATCGCGTCGAGCGGACATAATCCGCAGTTGCCGTCCGTCGTAGGTCACAAGACGACCCACCACCGGAATCATCTTCCCAAACGTCAGCAGCAATCGGTCTGTGTTCTCTTGAAGAATCAAGCTACCGTTCTCCTGCAAGAGCCGGTCAGCGTTTGAGCCGACATCACAAGACCACACAGAAGCGTCAACGGTTACAAGCGTCGAGTCAGCCAACCTCCAATCTGCCAGCTTCACCAACAGCCGGACTTGGACATTATCTTGGAACCCACCAGAGATTACTGAGTTAGCGTCAGTGATCGCAGCCGGAAGACAACGCACCAGCACTCCCTGCCACAAGAACGACGGGTTCCCCATCGCGCTCTGAAGAACGCTCATCCCCAACTGGAGACTGGTGGCGATTAGATTCACGCTGTGAAGTAAACACCGGAGACAACCAATCGTGAAGTGGCTTGGAGTTGTGAAGCCATGCTGGAGGTATCTCCGTTTTCGTAGTGGCTTAACTCAGCGTACTGAGTCCCACCAACGGCAAGACCAATCACAGAGGTCTTAGCTTGAGTGGTAGCGTTATCCAGCCAGACCGAAAGCGAAGCGTTGTAACTCACCGCATCAGGAAGGCCTAAGCGAAGGTTTCCAGTCGCGCTTCCAGTCACCGAGTTGATGGTTAGGTCAACGGTGAATGTAGAGACAAAGCCAATGGACGTATGTCGAGCAGCGTTGACCGTAAAAGCGAACGTGCGACCACCACCGGAGTCCGTCAGCGTAGGAACCCACGTTGACGGAGCAGTCAGCGGCAGAGCAGCGTAAATCTCATCGAAGTTGGCGTTGGCTTTGATCCAACTTCCACGGAGCGTATCTCCGTTGTTGTCGTTTGCGGTTGATCCGACGTTAATGACTTGTTGAGACATAATCAGTCTTTCGGCAATGCGTACCAACCTTCTGCAAGCGTTATACGGTTGCTAGAGCGCACGGAAACACCGTCCGCACCTTTGACCCAGACTCGCGCTTTGACGCTCTCAGCAAGCCTTACCGGCTCACCGTTTGGGACCATGACAACGCGAGTCCCACAGCCACAACTACCCACCAGAGCGGTCAATGCGATCCAGCAGCTTAGCTTTAAGCTCTTTGTCTGGTTTTGCATCTTCAACGGTGGGTGGAGTTTTAGCGAGACCAGTCAGCCACTTAAGGACAGCGGCGACTATCTGCTCAATGATGTTCACTGCGGCTTCTTGTCAGCGTCTTTGGCAGCGATCAAACCAAAGCCAACAGTTACCGCAGCAATGGTCGCGGCAAGATCAATGTTGGTCGTAGGGTCTCCGTCAAACAGTGCTTTGAGCGCACCACCAACAGCGACCATGATTGCGCCAACACCAGCTAGAGTAGTTTTCCAGTTCATTTTTTGAGGGCTTTGTAGAGTCCAATTGCAGCAGCTATAAAAGCCAACACAGCGGCTCCGAGTTGGAACCACTGTGTTAGCTGCGGAAGTAGAGAGACCGCACCAGCAGCGGCAGCAGTTGCTAGAGATACTCCAACTCCATTGCTGCTGTTGGTATCGGTTTGCATTACTCGGATTTAGGTTGAGCGGCTTGCTTGATCTTTTCAACAATTGGCAAAGCGACGGCAGCATTGGCGAGACCGCCAGCTTTCACAGCAATGTCCAAAAGCTGAATGATGTTGTTGGCTTCTTGTTCGTTGAGCTTGAGCGTAATTTCCATATTAGGCGACCGGAGCTTCAACGACAGCAGCCTCCTCCGCAACCAAAACCGGCTCCACCTGCGGCAGCATCGGAGGAACGATCATCTCGGGCTGGGGCGGAGGAACAGGCGGCAACCACGGCAGCGGCGGAGCGATGATCGGCGGGTTGATCTGGTTCTCGATTTGCAACGAGACGTTCGCTTCGATGGAAGTCTTATCGACGCCATTGGCGAAGCACCAGTCTAGCACCTGCTCCTGCGTGAGGTCCTCGTACGGCGTGAAGTTCTCGCTTGGCGGAGCGAACGACGCGCTGCCGTAGCAGGTGCCGCTGTACTGATCCTGCGTGCCGTTGCACCTCCAGTCGGCGGTGATGACGACATCGGTGTGAGTGCCTTCGGTCGGTTTAACGAGAAGGCGTTCGATGATCCAAGAGAGGGTAATCATGGGATATTAGGCGAGAGTGATGTTGGCGATTCGGGTCGTGCCATCGGAACCGCGATAAGAGAAGCGGAGGTTGGTGTTGCTGGTGGCGTTGACGGTGAGCTGGCCATTGGTAGCCAGCGTAGCGGGAGTGTTTGAAGACAACAGAATCAGGTTTCCATTTACATCAAGCGTCATTCTTGTCGCCCAAGTAATTGCGTTGCCAGCAGTACCACTGGCAGCAGTAAACCATTGATGGTTTCCAGTTGTTCCATCCTGAGCGTAGCGCAACGCAAAGTTGCTGCTTACCTTGTACAACCAGTTAGGAACACCATCGTAAGCATTAGTTACGAGATGAGAGAACGGGACGTTAGTCTGAGCCAGCAAACCGACGCCGTTCGACGATTCGTAAGCTTTGAATCCAGACCACCAAGTGGAAGGCGTAACCCCCACGCCGACGTTGCCGGAGGAGTCGATTCGCATCATCTCCGTCGATCCAAACTTGAAAATCAGCGGATTGACGAAGGTGGCAGATCGCGGAACAGACAAATTCCAATTCCCACCGTAAGCCGAAAGCGTCAAAGCAGAAGACGCAGCGGGGTCATTGGCTTGGTTATCGACATAAATGGTTGTCTGTGACGCTTGGCTGTCGCCAATATGCAGCTTGTAGGAAGGACTCGCACCAATCCCCAGCCCCGTGGAGTTCAGGGTCATGGCGGTGCCAGCGACTCCGCCGACGTTCTGGAACGTGAATACGCCATCTGCACCAATGCCCAACCTATCGGTCATTACACCACCGGTTTGAGTGGCTAGATAGAGTATACCTGAGTTTGCACTTGCTGTCTGACCATAGATCGAAGCCGCTGAAGTGTTCGCAGCGGAACCAAAAATCAACGACTTGGATACAGCGGTTCCACCAGTTGTGGAAAACAAGTAAGCATCACCGATGAAGCGCGATATTCCAGTGACATCAAGCGGATAGCTCGCAGAAGTAGCTCCGATTGCAACACCAGTCGAATCCACCTTCAGCTTATTCGTCCGCACCGTCAGATCGCCGGTGATGGTGGCGGAGGCGAGCGTGGCGGAAGGCGAACAAGCCAACAGGTTGTTTATGCTGATTCGTTTGGTATTGCCTGACGCTGGTGGCGTATCTGACACGTCCACGATGGGAATCATGTCATTGGCGGGGTCAGCGGCAGTCAATGCCGTCAGTGCTGTAATCTTTGAGTCTGCCATATCAGTAAACGGTTAGAATGAATTTGCCGAGGTCTTCTTGTAAAAGGAAACTGGTCCCATCCTCCAGCACGATGCTGTCGAAGGTTCCAAATGAAATGACGAGTTTGCTCACACCGTCCTCTTGAAGCAGGAAGGTCTCGTCCTCTTGGAGAACATCCCTCCGCATAATCGGAGGCTCAGGCATGACCGCATTCAGCGGTCTTGTCCTGTTGATGGATGTTCCAATCGAGATCATTTAGGCGCGAGCGTTAAACGCCACCACAGAGCCGCTGGAGATTTGAAATCCGGTGATGTTGCCCACCAGCGGGAAGCCAGCAGGAATTGTCTTGGAACTCCAAGTGCCGGAGATACCGAGGCCGGTGATGGAAGTGAAAACGGTGGGTTCAGTGGGAATCAAACCAGACCACGCACCGGTTTGTGCGGCAGTACTGGTAACCAACGAGAATCCCTCTCGTCCCATTGAATACTCGGTTGCGATGTCTGCTTGAACGGCCATTTTGTTTTTCGGTTAGAGGGGAGGCCGCCGGAACTTTCCAGCAGCCTCCCCAATATTAGGTTAACCTTTACGAACTTTCGGTGCTAAAGCTCCCTGTATCCACAGTACGAGTTTGCCTCCCTCAGGAACAGAAGCAGTGTTGAAGTTGTCGCGTTGGAGAGCCGCATCAACTTCGGGACCAGAAACGAGCTTAGTCTTGCCGTTCTTGTCCACTGCAACAGTGGTAGCGATACGCATATCCTTTAGGATTAAGCGGTCACCAGAATCTCAGCTTGCGTCGCATCACCCACGCCAGCACCAAACATGATGTCATAGCTCGCGTAATGGCTGCGGGTAGAGCGGGAATACCAGACCGACAGCAGCGCGGACAGACCGTTGGCGGTCGTCACAACGCGTTGCTCGATGAACTCACCAGCGATCATTCCAACCGGCAGACCGGAGGCAATCGCGATAGCGTCAGGACCGCAGACGAAGCCCACGGTGTTGGCAACCGCGCTAGTCCAACGGTTGTTCTCAGCGATCAAGTCGAAGCCAAACTTGCCGTTAGCCAGAGCGGCGAAGCGACCATCAGGGAAGGTGTTGGCAGCGGCAGAGAACTGCAAACGAGCCAGATGTCCACCATCCAAGATGAGGCTCTTGCTGCGGTAGTTCTTAGCGAGAGCCAAGATAGCAGGGAGGTCGCTAGTGTCGAAGTTCGCAGCGGTTCCGATGGTAACCGGCGAATCGTAGTTGCCAGCGATCATCAGCGCGGTGACGACATCAGAGATGCCGTTAGCGAAGAGGTCAGCGGAACCCTGAGCGAGGTCAGCCAACTGGAAACCCTGATTGAGTTCCTGCTGGGTCAGCGAGAAGCTCTTGGTGATCTGGTTAACCGAGACGGTCGTCGCAGCGAGAGTCGAATCATCGTTCGTCTCGAAGTTACTGGTGTTGGTCTGAGCAACGGAGCCAGTGGTGAAACGCTTCACGCGAACGGTAGCGCGGGGGCGAAGGTTATCCAGACCCACGTTTCGGCTGAAACCGTCGAGCATCGCCAACTTGTTCGTGGCAATGGTGATAACCGCATCCGCGAGATAATCAACAACCAGCGTCGAGGTGAAGGTGTTGGTGTTCTGGGGAGCGTGGATGCCGTTCTGACGAATCAGTTCGCTGTGGTTCTCAATCAGGAACTTGCGACGCTCAGCACCGGCTTTGAAAGACTTGTGCTGCTCAAGCAACGGATTGCCAAAGTTCTGGATCACCGGACGCACCGGCTCGGGAGCGGGAGCAGCGGCAGGAGACTTCAGCGAAGCTTCCAGCGCGGAGAGCTTAGCCATGATGGTAGCGAGATCAACGGAAGCGGCAGGAGCAGCCGCAGCCGTCACAGTAGTAGTGTCAGACATATGTGTGTCGGTTGTTTG